AAAGAGCTGCCATGTCCTTCGACTATTGTCCTCCTGTTTATTTATGTCTATTTGGTACGGACGATTGTTGAATACTCGATCCGTTTAATTCGATATGCTGCGCCTGCATTACCGTTAATTTTTTCACCACCAAGGATTGCTTGAGCAACTGCGCCAGAACCTGTTGTATCTCCAGCACCATTAGTAAATGTAACTGTAGGATGAATATTGTAAGTTCCGTCAACAGTTTGAGGAATACCATAACCACCATTAGTAATAGTAAGAGATTCCACTTGGTCACCAGCGGTTGTCATATTTACAGTCGCTGTTGCTTGAATATCACCAGTATTCTCAATTACGACAGTGGGAGTTTCTGTGTAGTTGGTTCCTGCAGATTGAACGTTAAAGTCAATAATTGTACTATTGGATGAAAACTCATAGAGATATCCAGCAATACCTATATTAATATTGTTTGTATTGAAAGGAACAACGTCCTGAACAATTAGTAGTCCAGTATTTGAATCCCAAGAAACCACCGTTCCAGTTACACCCGATACATCGCCTGTAACAACTTCGTTAGTGCTGTAGTTTTGACCATTACCGTCATTCAAATCAACATAGATCTGAACAGTTGCAGTGTGCTCCACACCATCACTAAGACCGCCAGCAGTAGATATGGTGGCATACTTAAATGGAACTGATGCATCTTTGATGCTATCACCAACTTGGAATAATGTTGTATTTTGACCACCTTGAGTTTCTTCAATACCATATAAGGAACTGAAAATACCACCATCGAGATTAATTTGATTTTCGTAGTCTGTTCCTGTATTTACCAGATCAGGAATACCGTCTCCAGCACCATCTTGTTCATCATCATCTTCAAATGTTCTATCCTGTAAAGTAGAAAGAGGAACTGTTAACAGAGAAATAGTTGATCCCGATTCTTCAACAATAACGTGAGGTTGATAACTGCTATTAGCACTTCCTGCAACGCCCGCATCAAATTGAACAATAGCATCTTCTGTTGATGGAATACCAGCATCAATAAATGCTAATTCGTCAACTTCAAACGTAACAAGAAGTTCTCTAGTATTTGGATTCCAGTCATATACTTTTGCAACTTTGTTATTTGCGTTATCAACTCTACGAACAACACGGTCTCCTACATTGTAATCATATGTTTGACCATCATCAAGAATAACTCTTTGATCATAGTTAAAGTTAACACCTCTAGAAAGTCCAGAAAATTTACCTTCAGACTTAGAAGTATATGTAATTGTTTCAGTCCCTAAGATTAATTCTCCAGATCCAGCATATGCATCCGTGCTATCAACAAAAATTTCAGAATCTGATGCAGTTACATCTTTTACTAGACCAGTCAAATAAATTGGACTGGAGTTAAATGATTGTCTAGCTCTAGTTTTACGCTTAAGATTTACCAGTTTTGTAAAGATAACATTTGGAGGAGAGGTATATCCAGTTCCTTGATCCGTAATAGTTACACCAGTGATAACACCCTGATCAATAGTTGCTACCGCTTTTGCTCCAATACCACCACCTCCAGTGATGAGAATATAAGGAGGTTCTTGATAAAATTCACCTTCATCTACAACATTAATTTGAGTAACTTTACCCAGTTTATCAATTTCAGCAGCACCTTGAGCACCTTGTCCACCACCACCTTCAAATACTAATGTTGGAGGTGTTGCATATTCTCTACCAGAATTTAAAAGAGAAAGACCAGTAACTGTTTGAACAATAGGTGTTCCCGTTGCGCCACTACCTTCACCACCAAGAATTCTTGCAGAAGCGGCAGTAAAGTAATTGTCACCAGTTCTAGTCATCTTGATATAAGAGACTTGACCAGAATCGTCTAGAACAACATCTCCAGCAGTACTAGTTGGGAATAATGTAGTCAGGGTAGGAACCGTATCACCTTCAAATAAAGGCGTTCCATACATTTTTGGACCAATAGCATATGGATATGTGGGATTACCACTGCTATCCTCGGTCATAAAATATGCATAAGTTCCATTAGGATATTCTGGAGTTACTGCAAATCTACCATTAAATTCATCCAATGTTCCTACAGAAGAATCATAGATATAATCACTAACCAAATCACCCAACAGATACCCCTCAGAAACGCCTCTAACGCCCGCATTCGCCTGATTATAGGCAAAGACATATAGATTGTTTGGAGAGTCTACAGGAACCGTAAATCGCAGTTCTCTCGTGGTCGCATCTTCAAATCCTGCAATATATGAGGTGTAAGATACTTCAGATCCATCTAAGTAATAATCAACTGAATGAGATTCTCCATAAACATAAGATGAATCGCCAATTAAAGCACCATGCCAACCATCATCGGTGGTTGAAAGAAGTAATGTTTGAATAGTTCCATTACTAACATTACTAGCATCGTCCTGATCGAAGATGTAAGTTTTACCTCGTTCAAAAGAAATAAAGGGTAAAGTAGAACCATCAAATAAAAACTGATTATTGGAAAAAGTTACTGCATATGTAACTGTTGTTGCAGTAGTAACATCTGGTCTAGCACCAGAAAGTTCTCCAGTGGTTTTTAATCTATAAGAAGATGTTTCGCGTCTAATAGTGCCAGTGCTAGATCTTCCATATGGTCCGTAAATGGGATATCCATCAAATGACATACCCAGAATTTTAGAATGACCATCAGTGTGCCTAGAACGATCATCAGCAGTTCCATCAATATTTGCACTGATGGACTTTACGCCCCAGTTATCATAATTATCACCTGATGGAGCTTCTTGGAAAATCCTTACAGTTTGATTTGCTCTTCTAGCTTCTACGGGAACACCAAGTGTTATTGTAGTTAATGAGTCCAATCCAGAAGTGCTAGCAGAACCCAAAACTACAGAACCATATGAGGTTCCTACAAATTCTAATCTAAGTTCTTCACCAAATATGTTATCAACCTCTTCACCACCATTATTATCATTACCGCGAATAATTTGAAGTTGTACTTCCTGAGTAAACGATAAATCAAAGTCTACAGTAAGTTGTCTATTTCCAACACCATCAAAGAAGAAGTGTGGTCCGATATTAAATCCACCGCTGTCTCCAGTTCCATCTCCACTATTCAATAACTGAACATTTGTAGATGTATAGTTGTAATCACTAAAATTATCTGCAGTGACTTCTTGACTACCTCTAAAATAATTATCTGTATAGTAATTATTTGTAAGTTCAGTATCGGAAGCGGAAGTATCAAGGATCATATATCCTTCATCACCTGCATATCCAGACATATAACGATGATTCTTGCAGTGATAATAAATCCGATTGGATTCATCACTATTCATAATGAATAATGGAGAATATTCATTTTCATAATCTGCTGCAGGTGCAGATGATAATCCACTACTATTATAGTACAGTGATCCTCCATTTAAAGCACCATCTCTAGTCGTGCTAAATTGAATTGGATGACCAATGCCTTGAGTATTAGTAGAGTCTGATTGATTGAATTTAATCAGATAATTTTTCTTGACTTGAATATTTTCGGGTGCAAAATACCAAGTGTTATTTTCAAAAGATCCGAATTTGGAAGCATTAGTTCCAAAGTTAATATAATAAACATTGAGACTAATAGGATCAGCATTAACTCTAAATTGAAATCCATTTGAACCAAGAACTAAATCTCCATCAGAAAATGCATCAGATCCTAAGTCTCTAAGATATACTTTTGTGATAACATTTTGAGAATTTCTTACAATCTTAGAAATATAACCATATGCATTTCCAACGACTGCATCAACTCTTCGACCGACTTCAACTGGTCCTATAGTTTCATCAATATTGTGAACCGATAGTAAAATATTACCATATTCTACTTTTACATCCCAAGTATATACTTCAATCTTACCCCAATCAAAAACACTATTATTAGTTTCAAATTCTGCAATTAAATCGTTAGTTTGATAATAATAAGTGCCTGAATCAGTAACTGCACCATAAGAATTTGAATCTTTTAAATAAGAATATTTTGGTGCATTGATGGCAAAGTTAGTAAGAGCATTTCCGTCAGTGCCCCAATCTGGAGTATGTAAAAGAACACCATTTGCCATGATGCCCGTAACCTTATCTTCCTGAAATTCTCTAGTTCCAGGATTGGGAACATCTTTACCACCGCGATAGATAAAGGTTTGATCAAATGTACGATCTACAATCGTATCAGAACCACCTGGTTCTCTCTCAGACATAATATTCTGAGAAGGTTTAGGATGATTATCTGACTGAATGCGAATTCTATCAGTGTTGGTTTCAAACGCTCCTGATGTTGGAGAGTTTGGATGACTTTGCCATACTTTTGTTATATCAAAAGAAGATACAACGTTTGGAGTCTCTGTCCCAGGAATAATTTGTAATCGTAAAGGATCGTATCCTTTACCACTCTCTAATACTCGAACGTGAACAATACGTCCAGAAGTTTCATCAATAATTGGATACAGTAAAGCTTCTCGTTCAGGAATGCCGCATCCAGTAACAGTAAGTCTTGGAGGATCTGAAGGATCGTAACTAGATCCACCATCCAATACTTTTACTGCACTGACACCAAAAACTTCATTGAAAATTGGTTCGATCCTTGCACCAGATCCAGGAACTGTTCTTGCCATTTATTACCTTCAGCTTACAACGTTAATCGTTCCATTCATAGCAGCGTGTGAAGTACACTGATAATATAATGTATTAGGAGCATTCATCGGAATTGTAAAATACAAAACCGATGTTCCACTACCAGTCTGACCTGCAGTATACGCTGTGCCACTCAGTCCTTGAGTGCTTTGAATTCTTAAAGGATGACCCGTACCATTTGCACTATTGTCAAATGCGTAAGTAAATCCTCTATAAACATAAAGATCTGGATCGGTAACCGATCCCGTAAATCCAGGACCACTAAAAGTAAAATCTGAAGCACCAGAAGCACCAAGTTCCCACCATACAACAGGACTGCGAGAAACAACCCAATCAGTTCCATTCCAGAATAATGAATCGCCTTGAACAATTCCTGTTACATCAGTGTCAGTTAATGCAGCAAGAGTGGTTGTCAGAGTTCCACTAAAATCAACAGTAAGAGTATCCCCACTAACTGTTGTCGTAATATTTGTTCCGCCAGCAATAGTCAGCGTATCAGTTTGACTATTAGCAGTAGTAGTTCCCGTATCTCCAGTAACTGTGGCAAAGGTATTAATAGATGCAACACCTGCAGCATCATCTCCAGGTGCCCAGTTTGTTCCATTCCACTTCAATACCTGATTGGTAGTAGGAGCAGCAGTGGTAGTATCTACATCATTCAGAAGATCAATACTAGAATATTCTGTAAGAAGTTTTGCTCTAGTATCACCAACACCACCTGCAGTGATGTTCATATTTACATAAGGATTATCATCACCATCTACAGTAAAGTAATAACCAGGATATCCTGCTGCAGCAGGAGCTACCCCAAGAGAAGTATATTCATTTTTATACTTAACTTTAGTGGGCATATTAATTTCGCCCGTTGCACCATCAAAATTAGTTGTAATAGATCCCGCAGAAAGATTGAGATCACCCGTACCATTTGGCGCAATATTGATATCTCCGTTAGAAGAAGAAACAATATTATTGCCATTTACATCTAACGCTGCAGTAAGACTAGTAAAATCAGACGGCAAGAAACTCGTGCCATTATACCTAAGCACTTGACCCGTTGCAGGATTAGCGACACTAACCGTAAGGGTAGTGCCGTTTCCTAAGGCAGAATATATTTCATCAAAATTGTCATTGATCTTATCGCCGCCAGCACGAAGAGTATCACCTGTATTATCATTAGCGGCGGATCCAAGACCCAGTGATTGTTTAGCCATTACTCGCTACGATTTTTAGTTATTTATCAGAGTTCTGGATCTACCAGTTCTTCGCCGTAATCAGCAAGATTGGGAGCAGTCCAGTCATCGGGGACTTCAGTTGCAACTTCAATATCAGGAGATTTATATCCTGAACCTGGGTTACTCATCTCAACTCCAGAAACCCCAACCAAGGCACGAATATTTCCATCAAATCCAGAAATAGAGTCAATACGAACTGTAGGTCTAGATGTATATCCAGAACCACCCGAAGTTACCTGAACATTATCAATAAATCCACTAGTAATTTGTGCCTGACCAACAGCATCTTGACCAAAGACAGATCCGAGATAATCGAAGGTGATCAAAGAGTTGGAAGACTCGATAACCGCAACCTCACGATCTGTAGTTTCACCCTGAATGTCAATAAAGTCACCAGGTTCGATTGGAGGAACAACCTCAGCAGCATCAACGTCTGCCTCAGAACCAACGTAAGAGAACGCCACAAAAGTGGAACCTACACGAGGGATTTCTGTAAAGATGATTCTAGAACCAACAATTTCAAAACCAATTCCAGGTTCCTGAATAACACCATTGAGGGAAACAATAATATTATTTTCTGGTCTAATTGTACTAGATTGAACGCCATCCGTGAGCGTAAGAGAATAGAAAATTTCATTACGCTTAAGGTTGAAAGATTGACGTAATGAATCAAACTCAAACGAGATGTCATCCAACTGTCTAAGTTTACCAATATAGAATCCTGTGAACGATGCTCCAAGTTCAGGTGCTTCAGTAAACTGAATTTGGTTAGAGAATGCAGTATATGCATTAGTTGCACCAGGTGGTTGCAGGATACCATTAACAAAGATAAGCATATGTCCTGCAGGATCAGGCAGATATGATGTGCCATTTTCAATAGTAAGGTCAAATGTAGTTTGAGTGCCATCAAATCCTTTGAACGATCTCTTAACACGAGCCTTAAGTTCACTCTTTTGAATAACAACCGAACGATATCCATCAGGTCCTCTAATACCATCTTTGGTATTAAATGTTCCTGTAATATCACTGAGATAGAGACGTTTGTTTGTTCCAACAGTTCTAACATCTTGAACTAATCCTGCAGCTGCACCAGCAGTTTCAACTCTAGTTGTCAGGGTTCCATATCCTACAGGGAAGTTGGAATTCAGACCATAATCACCAACAATATCATTATTAGTGAGTTGACCCAGATAATCTACCGCATAAATGTAATTATTGTCGAGATCAACTTCAGTAATAATTGCATATACGTCTGTTTGTTGAACACCAGCAACAACCTTATACAGTCTGTTACCAACAGTAAAGGAATTTAATCCACTAATAATATTAATACTAAAGCGAACATATCCATTAGAAGCAATGCGATCACCAACTGAAATATCAAGACCTGCGTACTGATTAACATCAATAAATTCTCTAGAATTTTCGGGATAAACAACAGCATTCTTTTCAAATGTTCCTAAGAGAGTTTCAGTATCAACCGTTAACTTGCCACCCGTATTATCAAGGACTGCTGCTTCATTCTTGAGGAATGCTGTAGGTTGTGCAGTTTCACCACTAGTGTATCCCTTAAATGGAATATTATCACTAAATTCACCTTTAAGATCGATAATGTGCAGACGATCCTCAATTGCACTAATTTGTGCAGTTGTAGAATTTTCTCCACCGACAAGAACATCAGTAATTGCCCAAGGACCTGCAGTTACTCGAACATCCAGATACTTGTAGTTTTCATCTTCATGGAAACCATATACAACACCTGTAACGCTAGGAGTTCCTTGCTTGGAAACGGTCTCATTCATAGTGAACGGACCATCGGTAATATCACCATCAATTCTGAATCTCTTATAGATTTGAACGATTTTGCCACTATTTTCAGTTAGTCTTTCAACCTCAGCATATGCGTCACTAGACTGTCCGTAGATATAGTCTGTAGATGCAAGACCACCCTGAATACCAATGGTAACAGTTCTTTCACCATAAGTTTTAGTGGGAACAGATATACCATTCTTGGTTGTCAAAGATGTAAAGAATGTCCCTGTTGTGATCTGTTGCTCAATGATATTAAGTGAATAACGAGTAATTCTATCAACAGAAGCAACAGTGTAATCAGATGCAGCAGTAGAATCGTAATAACTGTAGAAACCAGCGTTAGTCGAAGGCGATGTAAGAGTGCCTTGAATCGCTTTACTCAAATAATCTTCAAGTAAACCAAGAGCATAAGTCTTAATATTGAATTCATTATCAGAATAGAAGACTTCACCAGATACTGCAGTGTAAGGATCAAGAGCACCTCTGTTAAACTTAGCACCCCAAGCATAAACACCTGTTGTTCCATCACCAAGCCACGATGCTGCACCTGTGGAGCTGTTATAGAAGACTTTCGTCTTAACAGAGGAGAAACCAAAGGAGAATGTTGTAGTAATGAATACTCTATACCACCCATTGCCGTAAGGAACGACGCCATAAGCATCTCCAACAATACCACCTTGAGGAATAAACAGAGAACCAATAGTACCAGAATTCAGATTTACGTCAAAGAAAATATTCTGCTCAGCAGCAGTGCCGTCATCGAGAATAAGTTGGAAACGAGCAGATTGTGATCCATTTGACTTGATAAACAAAGAACTTGTAAATGTCTGAGTTGCACCAACAGTAGGAGAACCAGTGTCAAATGTTTCATTACTAGTGTCAAACTTAACTGAACCAGAGTCAAATGTTTCAAACGCAGTCAGTGAATAAGATCTTACAAAAGAGTGTTCGCCTGAAGCAGCGGATGAAGTATAAGCATCTGCTGTTGTTGTGTCATCAGGTGCAGTGGCAGCGTTGGCAACAGGAGTAGTATTGGTATGTAACCAGTTAGTTAAAAGTTCCTCTGGATTTGTAAACAAATTAATTCCAGATACTTGTCCGACGATATTTGATGTCAGAGTCTTTGCATGACCTAAAGTTTGAACATTAGTGGGTTCATCATACCAATCAAACGCCGTTCCAATACCACTAGTAGAAATAGTGGCAGTTGCACCAGAAGTTTTACCTGTCAGGGTGTTACCAGCAACCCATGCCGTTCCTGTAAAAGGACCGACAACGAAGAAATTTGTATCTTCATCAAATTCAAGAACTGTTGCATATCCACCAATATTAGATCGAACGACCTCACCAACAGTAAATGCTGTAGAACTTACACTTTCGATAGTGATCACACGAGCATCTCTCTTATCTGAGATATCCGTAGTAACGATATCGTGAACAAGATCATTAACAACTCTGTCAATGAATGTATTATAAGTCCAAGAACCAGCACCAAACTGAGAATTAACTTGGTTTTGAATCTCTTCTTTGTAGTAATTGGTATTGTAAAGAATATTCTTAGAAGCACTACGTCCAGTGTCACCTGCAGGTGCCAGAATACCAACCGCAATATCTACAAGATTCTCAAAATCGTAGATAACAGAATTGATATCTGTAGGTGTCAAAACATCTCTGATTGCAACAGTATTGGTATACTGCGCTTCGTAGTTAGGTGAAACTACACCAGCATTGATACTATAATGAACATTATTCAAGACATGTGTGCCAATTGTCTTAAGTTGCTCTACAGAATAGACAGTTGCTAAAAGTTGTTCCTCGATGTGATTCAACTCTCCTGCAGCGGTCAAATACGTTTCCATAGCTGCAATTGTGGAGTTAGTACCTCCAGTCTGTAAGTCGGAAATGATACCTAGAAGAATAAGTTTCAAATCACGCTGACAAGTTGCTTCACCATTATTTCCAGGATAACTGAAAGCGGAATAAGTAATTCCATTTAAATCATATTGGAATTGTGCTGTGGTCAATCCAGTAACTTCTTCAGCAATATAATCGCGGTTGAAATACAGTCTATCAGCACCAGTATTATAATCAACTGCAGTTGGAGCAATAACGTCATTGATCAATTCAATCAATGTATCAATAGCAGTCTTAACATTTGCACATCCACCAGCATCTTGAGTAATTCCCCAATCACCGACAATAATTGCATCAGTATTATCCTGAGTTAAGTCTCCAGTGATCGCTTGTTTTGCATAATATCCCAAACGCTCATGTGCGTAAACAGATTGGAATACCTGTAAACGAATGTGCAGCAGTTCATTATTTTGATTGAGATAGAAGTTTGCTGCTTCAACTGTCTTAAAGTTGCCACCAAATTCAATATCATTTGCGATTCCATCCAGAATAAGACCCAAATCAGTCTTACAACGGAGGGTTCCATCAGTACTACCACCATTTTCATTTCTAGGCATATCCTGAGCAAGATCAGGATAACGCTGAAGCATATCATACGCCGCTTTATCAACAATAGCAGATCTATTTTTTCTAATTAAACTTGCAGCATCTCTGAATCGATATTGACCATCAACATCAATTTGATTAGCGTAGATAAGATCTGTTGCTGCATCATGATAAGAGACGGGGAAAGTGGTTTCTCTGAATGCATTAACTGTTCCACCTTGGAACTTATATGCAGGAGTTTTCTTGGTAATGCTAGCCAGATGATCAACAGCAGGATCCTGACTTGCATTATCAAGAGTATCAATAAGAATATCCATCAAGTTGTTGATTGTCGTAGCAACGTCAGAGCAGTCGTTAAGATCATATTGAGACTTAACAACTGCACCTTGAGATGCACTTACAAATGTGTGTGCATATTGCTGACCAACAGGAGACGCACCAACATTAACCGTGAATGTATTTGTATCAGCAGCAGTAATAACAAGAACTTGCTTTGCTGCAGGATCAGTCTTTCTAGGATATGCAATTTGCTGAGTATTGCCATCATCATCACATGTAAATGTGAGAGATTCTGTCTCCAGATAAACAGCATCACCAGCAACAGTAATACCATCAGCAGTTGCACTTACGAAAGTATGAGTGTAGTTACCACCAGCAACAACACCGTTTGTAGTTGCAGAAGCAAAGGTGTGTGCTGAAGTATCTCCAGAAGTGCCAAGATCAACGGTGATTGTATTGTTCTTCTTAACGATACCATTTGCTGTTGCACTTACAAATGTATGAACGTACTGATCATCAGCAGAAGAAGGACCAACATTAACTGTAAATGTATTATCGGTGACTGCAGAGGGACGTAACCATCTTCCAGAGAACGGATCTGTGGAACGGGGGTAAGTCTTATTCTCGTGGTTACCATCTTTAGTGCAAGTGAATGTCAGAGAATTGTCTTCGATTCTAATCTTGTCAGAAGTAGTAAATCCATGACCAGCAACGGTAACAACTAATTCACCCGAAGCAGCATTATATGTTGCAGCAGTTGCAGTGCTCGTAGCACCATTCTGAGTAATTTCATAAGAGGTTGTTGCCGCAGCAGGAACAGATCCATTAGATCCAGATCCTCTGCTGAATGTAAGTGCATTTTGAGCAATTTGAACATTCTGACCAACTTCCAGATTGTTTTCAGGAAGCGTAATTACTGCAATACCTGTAGAAGGATTGTAAGTTGCTGTAGTAGGAGTATAGTTGACGGTAGGAGATTTACCAACATTAACATCAAATGTGTTCTGTTGTGAATTGGAAACTTCTAACCAACCCTGAGAAGCAGGATCATTTGCACGAGGATAAGTCTTCTGAGCAGTATTACCATCCATGGTGCAAGTGAAGGTCAGAGAGTTATCTGCCAACTTAATCCTGTCACCATTAGACAGTCCATGACCATTAGAAGTAATAGTCAAAACACCTGTGGTTGCAACGTAAGACGCATTAGATGCAGTCTTCGTAGTGGGAGCAGTTAATCCGTGACTATTAGATGTCAGGACCATAACACCTGTCGAAGGGGTGTATGTTGCAGCACTCGGAGTGAATGTTACTGCCGATGAACCAGCAGATTCTGTAATGGATGTATCAAACTTCTGTGTTAATCCATGATCACCTTGTACGTCCCAAGGAGTGTTGTTAACAACATATTCAACAATTTCGGCAACCTTTTCTAAAGTATAGATGGTTTCAGGAATTTCATTTTCAACATGACTAAGTTCTACAGGATTAGCAGTTCTGTTAACATATAATGCTGCAGCATCCCATACTTTATCATTACTACCATTTCGGATGTCATTAACAACCGCATCAAGAATATCGCGAACATCATCCTCACAGTTAACTTCTCCACCAGGGACAGTGAAGTAAGGATAGCGGTCCTTCATGATGTATACTGCTTCATTCGCAATAAAGTCCTTATTGAGAAGAATATTATCTGCGGCATTAATGTAACGATGAGAGTTACCAGTAAATCCAGTAACGCCCAAACCAGCGGTTGTTCTAGATGTTGCTAAGATTGCATCATTATTGAAATACTCATTTGCAGTGAAAGATTCACCACCAGACCAATCTTCAACATAAGTTTGACCTTCTACTCCATCAAAGTGAAGGAGCAGTTTGGTGTTCGCATCACCTTGGAAGATACCAGTAGGTGCTGTAAATGCTGTAGTATAGCGGTTAGTGTTAGAAACACGCAGTTCGTCAATGTAACCAGCAAATTCATTTGCACCCGCATAATCACCACCAATTCTAAGTGGTTTTGCAGTATAGTTGCTGGAATCAGTTCCAGATCCTCTTTCAACACCATCAATATAAAGTTTGAGAGTAGTGGAAGAACGAACTAATGCAATATGATACCAGGTGTTATTGTTTAATGTAGTAAGTCCAGAAGTAACCAAATCGCTACCATTTACATTATAACGAACTTGTGCAGCTTCGAGATATACACGACCAGCAACTTCAGTTGCCTGAGTGCGGAAATCGAGTAGTGTCTTAGTTCCTGTTACCGAAGCGGTAAGAGGTTTGACCCAGAATTCAATCGTGTATGCACCAGATCCAAAGGCAAATTCACTAGAAGATGTAGTGCTGATGTATTCATCAATAGGAACTGCACCAACATTGACTGTAATGGTTGTGGAGGTTACTGCAGTAATATTACGAGCAGTACCAGAAGCAGGATCTGTAGAGCGTGGATAAGAATAGTTGTTGGTATCACCATCAGAATCGCAAGTAAATACGATCGTTTCATCAGCAATAGTAACGGTATTGGAGGTAGTCAAGGAGTGATTACCAATCTCAAGAACCAAATTACCATTTGCGGGATCATAAGTTGTTCCCGTAGCAGCAGTATAAGTTCCAGTTGCACCACCACCTGCAGTAATAGAATCTGCAGTAGCACTAACGAAAGTATGATCTGCAAGACCCTTGGAAAGTGCTAAACATGCAGATCCAAACTTTTCATTATAGGTATTAAGTTGAGCACCTTGCTCCCAAGTCCAATCAAAATAGTCCTGACCATTAGATTTGGAACGACCAATCTTACCAACATAAACAGTCTTTCTTGCTTGATTGTAACCAATAACTTCTGCCTTAGTGTCACGAGTTCTAATAATTTGACCAGCAGAGAAGAAACCATCACCAACACTATCAGTAAAAGTGAGTTTTCTGATTACACCAGTTTCAGATGCGGTAAAATCACCTACACTATTTCCATATTCAACTTTATAATTACGAATAATTTCATTAGCATCCAGATCACCAGATGCATTATCATAAGGAATTACATAGTTATTAAGTTGTTCGTTTGCAGGGAAACTGTTGTTAAAGTCAGTAGAATTGTCGGTAAATTCAACAATATTGATTTGAGATTGAGAAATATCATCAATAATAACATTTGGATACGTTTGAGATGCAATTCTGTTAAACAGAAGACCAAAGAACGAAGATCCAGGAGAAATATTAACCTGACCAATATTGACATTCGTTGTTGGATCAGTATAAACTGCTGTAGATGTTACAGTAGCAACAACACCAGACTGAGCACCAATAATAACATCATTGAGTTGAATATTAAACAGACCAGGAGTAGATTGATATGTTCCAGCAGTCTTGCTTAAAGTAAGAGCATTAGTAACTGAAATAGCAGTTCCATAGATGGGAAGTCCTTCTTGGTGAGAAGCTGCTACCGTTCCATTTTGACCTCTAGTTACACTTAGAGTAGTAGAATCATTATTATCTGAAATTGAATTAACAAGGAAAATCTCGGAACCAACTTGATAATTAGTTCCTGCTACAAATGTTCCCGCTGCTACAGGACCACCACCAGATGCCGTAGAAATAACTTCAATATCAGTAGTTGCTGCACCAACGTTGTAGCGAAGATCTGCAATAGGAGTTTCTTGACCTCGTTCGAGGTTGATCTGTTCAACAATTGCAGTATCACCAGCAAAGTTTGTTACCTTTTCACCAAATACAAAGAGACCCAAATTTGTAACAGGTGTACTGGTATCAAGATTTGCAGAGAATCCAGTTGTATTACCTGTAATAAGTTCACTTGCAGTAAAGGTTCCCTCTAAGTAATATCCATTGATGGTATTACCTACAACGGAAGTAACTTTAAATCTTGCTGTAGAACTAGTTCCGACAAGAACATTTCCAGAAAGAGGGAAGATACCACTAATGTTTGTAAACTCAAGTGCAATTGTATCGATTTGATTGATTGTAATATCAACGTATTTGACGCTTGCAGGAGGTTGTGGTGGTTCTTCAAAGACGATAGAGTCATTCTGAATTTCAAATGCAGTTCCAGGTGTTTGAACAACACCATTAAGAACAATCATCAACTGATTGGCGTTTGCAACAACGTTACTGCCATCAACTGTCAGAGGGAATGCAATTCTTTCTCCATCGAAGAGGTTTGAAATATCATCAAGACGCTGGACAACAGAAGTCAAAATATTCTCAGAAGAGGTTAATCTCTTTTGACGGAATAAGACTTCAGTATTATTAAACTCAGAATAAATTGGTTCAACCAGAGCAAAGTTCTGAATATTAGGAACAATTGCTTCTTGAGCAAGTTCAACAGATTTAGTTAATTCAAAGAAAGTTTCTTTGTTAGGAACAACACCATATTCATTCAGATTCAATTCACCAAATACTTTGAATGAAGCGGGGTGAACGTTCTTAACAAGAATCTCTTTCCACTCTCCAATCGAAACAGCAGACTTAACCGCATAAGAGAAGTCTTGATAATAATAGGAATCTTGAATCTTTTGAATGATCTCTGATGGTTTACCTACATCGTCAATAAACTGACCTGTTGTCTTAGTGATAGAACCGATTTCAAGGACACCTTTAGCAATCTTAAGATCACTAATAGTACCTGAAGATTTAGAGATAACACCAGTAATTTTTTGACCTTCAACAAAGTCCCCAGTATAGTCAACAATCTTAAGAATTCTAGGTCCAACTTGCCATCCTTGGTTTGTTGAAACATAACCAGTTGCAGTTGCAACATCTAAAGAATCTCCTTGATAAACAAGTTCACCCTCAAGGAAAGTAGACGTAACAACATTTGCTTCAGCAGAACCACCAAAAGATTCGGTCAAGATTGATTGACGACCAGTGCCTGCATTACTAAACGTAAGTGCATCACCAAGTTCTGCGTTTGCTGCAGTAATAGCAAGTTTCAGTTGATCATCTTCTAGAGAATTAGCAGTTCCAGCAATTGCATAATATGTTGTAGTGCCATTCAAACGACCAGTTGCACCAGCAGATAGAGGGAAATCTGCGCCATCTCCAGTATCAGTGACAGTCAGAGTAACTTCCGAACCATTTGCAATACCATGGGGGAATGCAAACTGAAGCAAACCTAAATCAAGGTTAACAACATAGTTAAAAGATGATCTAAGAGCAACTGTAGGTGTTGAAGAATAACCAGCACCAGGATCTTTAATAATA